CTGATCGAGATTCGCGATATGTACCTCACGCATTTGCGTGGCGAAAAGATCGATGTAAAGGCGATCGAGGCGGCGATTGGAAAGCCGCTGAATAACAAGGCTGAAGGCTACACGGTAGATCAGGGCGTGGCGATCGTCGGCATCAATGGCGTGATCGCGAAGCGCGCAAATCTATTCACGCAAATCTGTGGCGGCACGAGCACGCAACTCCTGGCGCGTGATGTCCAGGCGGCGGCTGATGATCCTACTGTGCACTCGATCATCCTGGCGATCGAATCGCCGGGCGGCGAAGTGGATGGCACGCAAGCGGCGGCTGATGTGATCCGCAGCGTTCGCGGGAAGAAGCCGATCGTGACGCTAGTAGATGGCCTGGCCGCATCGGCGGGCTATTGGCTGGGAAGCGCCGCTGACAAGGTTTACATCACTGGCGATACCGCAATGGTCGGATCGATCGGCGTTGTGATGACGCACACGGATTACAGCCAGGCCGAGAAGGCGCGCGGCGTCAACGTAACCGAGATCACTGCTGGCAAGTACAAGCGTATCGCGTCAGAGCACGCGCCGCTGTCGCAGGAAGGTCGCGCCAGTATTCAAGACATGGTGGATCACATCTACAGCGTGTTCGTGGATGCGGTCGCACAGAGCCGAGGCGTTAGCGCCGATACGGTTCACGAAAAGATGGCTGATGGCCGTGTGTTCCTGGGAAAGCAGGCGATCGATGCGGGCCTTGTGGACGGTGTTTCCAGCATGGATGCACTGATCGCTGATCTAAACCAGCAGCGCACTACGTCAGTTGGCAGAGCAAGTAAAGGCGCGTTGCCGCCTAAATCCAGCCCCAAAGGGGAGGTACACGTGGAAGGACAAGTGTTCGTGATCGGCGGCGCCGAAATTAAGACGCAAGCCGAACTCGATGAAGCAGTGAAGGCAGCGTGCGCGACGGCTTCGACCGCAGCCGCGACCGCTGAGCGCGAACGAATCCAGGCCGTAGAGTCTCAGGCATTGCCGGGACATGAAGCCCTGATCGCTTCGCTGAAGTTTGACGGCAAGAGCACGGGCGGCGATGCAGCCGTGGCAGTTCTCGCGGCTGAAAAGAAGTTGCGCGGCGATGCCGTCAGCAACCTGAAGAAAGACGCTCCGAAGCCAGTTGCTACGGCGGCGCCGGATCAGCAGGAACAGCCGGAAGCCGATGCAGGCGATGGCAAGAGCGGCGACATGATCGCTGATGCAAAGGTCGTTGCCGAGAAGGCGAAGGCTTACGTTGTCGAGCAGAAAGCGCAAGGCAATAAGCACATCACGTTCGCGGAAGCTGTCGCGCACGTAAGCAAGAAAGAAAAGCAGTAGCCAGGCGGTGTTCCTGGGGGCTGTGAACCTTTAACGCAGTTCAAAGCGCAAGGGAGAAGGAAAACATGATTCACAACTTCAATGCCGGGGCAGCGATCGCTCCTTACACGATCGTTAAGTACACGGCAAATCCGTATGAAGTGACGCCTGCCGCCGCCGCCACTGACAAGATCATCGGCGTATCGAAAGAAGTCAATGTGGCGCAGAACCAGCCCGTAGATGTCCAGCTTGACGGAATCGGTTTCGTCAAAGTCGGCGCTGCTGGCGTAACCCAGGGCGACCTTGTTACCAGCGATGTCAATGGCAACGCTGTGACCGCCGCTCCTGCCGCTGCCGCTAACAATCGCACGCTTGGAATGGCGCTTGAAACGGGCGTTGCGGGTGATGTGGTTCGCGTCAAGATCGAGCTTGGCTCGATCCAGGGCTAAAGCCTAACGGCTGAAGTCACGACCTAACAATTTTCAGACAAGGGAGTTTGAAACGATGGCCGTTGTGAACTACAACACGATGCCCGCTCCGTTCGTCGTGCAGCCTACGCTCACTTCTATCACGATCGCTTACAGCAATGGCAAGCTGATCGCTGATGATGTGATGCCGCGCGTGCCCGTGGACAAGCAGGATTTCAAGTACACGAAGTACACGAAGGAAGACACCTTCACCGTTCCCGATACGAAGGTCGGGCGCTTGTCGAAGCCGAACCAGGTGGACTGGTCGGCATCTGAAGCACTCGCCAGCACGCGCGATTACGGCCTTGAAACCGGAATCCCGATGGCTGACATCCTGGCCGCCCAGGGTACGCCTGTCTCTCCCGAGCAGCGCGCCACTGAGCAGTTGACGGATTTGGTTCTGTTGGATCGCGAAATTCGCGTGTCGAATCTCGTGTTCAACGCCGCCAGCTATAACGCGAACAACAAAGTGACGCTTGCGGGCGTTACGCAGTGGTCGGATTACACGAACAGCAATCCGATCAGCGCGATCTTGACCGCTTGCGATGCGATGCTTGTGCGCCCGAACGTGCTTGTGTTGAGCCGCGCTGTATGGACGGTGATTTCACAGCACCCGAAGATCGTTGCGGCTGCGTTCCCGCTGGGCGGAAACGCCAGCGTGGGCGGCGGGTATGTCTCGCGCGAAGCCCTGGCGAACTTGCTTGAGCTTGACGAGATCATCGTTGGCGAAGGCTGGGTGAACACTGCGAAGAAGGGCCAGGCGCCGAACATCGTGCGCGTGTGGGGTAAGCACGCCGCGCTGATCTATCGCAACGCCTTGACCCAGGACACTAAAGGCATGAGCTTCGGCGTCACTGCACAGTGGGGCGAACGCATCGCAGGCACCATGACCGATCCGGACATGGGATTGCGCGGCGGCGTGAAAGTACGCATTGGTGAGTCGGTTAAGGAAGTGATCTTGGCCGATGACCTGGGCTACTTCTTCCAGAACGCAGTTGCCTAAGTTGTAAGCCGATAAGCGGGGGGTTCCTGGGGGTGCTCCCCGCTTATTTACATCCATCGATTGAATCGAAAACAGAGGATTGGAACGTGAAGAAATATCGCGTCAATTGGAAGATCACCGGGCTTTTCGATAAGTCCGAACACAACGCTGGCGAAACCGTTGAACTTAAGCCCGCCGTTGCCAAACAGTACGTCGAGAGTGGCGTGCTTTCACCGATCGGGAAAGACGAAGAAAAGGATCAGTAATCGATGTCCTGGGACACAGACATTGACGCGATGCTTGCAACCAGCGATGACGTGTTTTCCGCTGGCGGTGTTTCATCGCCGTGCTTCTACACATCGCATGACGAACCGCGCCAGGATGGCGGCGTGGGTTCCACGATGATGATGCGCATGGGCTACGTGATGGTGCGCGCGTCAATGTTCCCAGGGCTGAAGCAAGATGATCCGGTTACGGTGAACGGCGTTGCGTATCGCGCCGCGATCCCTCAACTGATCCAAGACGGAAAGATGCTGCAAATCATGTTAGGGAAGGCGTAATGGCGGATTCAAAGACTAAGCAGATCACCGATGGAATCGTGGCGGCGCTGGATGCGATCGATAAGCCCGCTGGCGTCACGGTGAACAAGTCGAGGCGCACGCCTGCATCTGTGAGTCAGCTACCGATGTACTCCGTGTATCGCGTACACCGCGAGATCGCGGAAGTCGGCGGCGATCCGCGCAAGCCCGCAAGATTGCGCCGCACGATGACGGTAGAGATCAAGGTGCGCGTTCCTGGCGACGATGACGCCCTGGATGTGCACGAGCAGTATGTGATCGCGAAGATGAACGGCACGAACCTGGGCGGCGCCGCGACAAACGTGAGCGAGAAAACCGCTGACTACCAGGGAGAGGAAAGCACGGATTCTGAGATCGCCGTGGCGATCCTGCAATACGAAGTTGAGTACATCACGCCGGGCGCAAGCCTGTAGGGGGATTAGATGGACGCAGTTGCAGTTCTGAAAAAGATCACGCCCTGGATCGGCGCCGCAGCTTCAGCGGGCGCGCCGTTCGTTCCCTTCCTGGCGCCAGTGGCGGCGGCGATCGGGAAGATCACGGGCAAGGAAGTAACTACTGATCCTGGCAGCTTAGTGGATGCGATCGCAGGCGCAACGCCAGAGCAGCGTGTGGAGATTCTCAAGCTGCACGATGACTTCGCCGCGAATATGCAGGCGATGGGATTCAAGCACGACGAAGAAATCCTGGGCATCGATGCGAAGGATCGAGATAGCGCACGCAGTCGAGAGATCGCAGTGCGAGACAGGATGCCCGCCGCGCTGGCGATCCTGGCAGTTGTTTCGCTGATGTTCTGCATTAGTTTGGTCGCGTTTGCACCGCTGACAGACAAAGCGATCGGCGCGCTGCTAACACTCGTCGGATTCGTCGGCGCGGCCTTCAAGGATGTTTACGCCTACTTCTTCGGAAGCAGCGCGGGCAGCGATCGCAAGACCGAACTGCTTGCGGCGGCGCCAGCAGTAAAGCAGTAAGCGACGATCTACTGTCGCGGCTAAGCAGTACCACTTTCACAGAGCAAGGGAGAACACAGAACAATGTTGAGCGCAAACGGAGATAACCTTCTCTTAGGTCGCGGCAAGGCTTACTTCGATCGCAAAGTGAACGGCCTCTATACGGGCCTTCGCTTCCTGGGCGAAGCGTCGAAGCTGGAAATCAACCCGCAAGTTACGAAGAAGGATCGCTTCACTTCCACGAAGAAAGCAGCCACGAAGATCGCGAGTGTGGTAGTGGATCAGACGCACACCATCACGATCGATCTTATGGAGTACACGCCCGATAACATCGCGCTTGCACTCCTGGGCGACACGGCACTGATTACCCAGCTTGCTACGCCAGTGATGGGAGAATCGCTTTCTGCCGCTGCACAGCCTGGGCGCGTGTATCAGACGGCAAAGCGCCTGATTACTGCGATCACCGTGCACGCTGCTGGCGCCGCTGCTGTCCTGGGAACTGACTACACGATCGAGGATGCGACTCTGGGTCTGATCTATGTGGTTCCTGGCGGCGTGTTCGATGGCACCAAAGCCATGACGATCGATTACACGCCCACTGCACTCGCGGCGGCTGATGCGAAGTACAAGGTTGACGGCGGCCTGGAGAACCTGATCGAAGGCAAGCTGATCTTCGTGGGCGATCCTGCAAACGGCCAGGCGTTCGATCTTGAAGCCTGGAAGGTGCGCTTTTCGCCTGCTGGCGCCCTGGCACTCATCACCGATGACTTCGGAAGCATCCCGCTTTCCGGTGAAGTGATGGATGACAGTGCGAATCATCCTGGCGAACCGCTGTATCGCTTGAACGCACGATAACAGAACGATCGATTAGATAAGGGCCGGGGTTAGCGCCCCGGCCTTTTGTGTAGAGGCCGCATGAAAAACGTAGTGATCGCAGGCGTCGAGTACAAGCCCGTAACGAACTCCACGATGAAGCATGACATCTGGACGCAGGCGCAGATTCAGCGCGCGGGATTGGATCGCGTCAATATCGGCAAGAGTGAATCTCCCGATGACTTCGCCGCGCGCATCTTCCGCGAAGCCGTGACTAATGGCGATGTGTTCCTGCTCCTGGGCGGCCTGCTGATGCCAGCGGATGCCGACAAGTGGACAGTTGCGCTGGCGGAAAAAACGGCCGTCGCGCTTGAGGAAGTGACGGCGCCTGAAGATAAGGCCGCCGTGCAAGCGTGTGTGCTTTCGGCGTTGACAGGTTTTTTCGTCACAGGGCTGGCGTCTTTAATGATTTCCCCGAGCTTTTCAAGCGAGACGGAAATAGACGAACAGCCCACTGGCGCGATCGCGGAACCGAATACTACGGCGATTGGGGCTTAATCGTTCGCGAGCTCGCCGGGTACGACCATGAGCGCGCGAAGCAGATTGCAGAGTGGCCGCTACGCGAAGTGCTCCTGGCTTACCTGGATTATGTGCGCGACAAGTTCGCTGACGCGCACCGCTTCAATCTCCTGCTGTGGCGCATAGGCACGGCGTTTAGTGGCGGCGACAAGCCGCCGAGACTTCCAGACATCCTGAAGGAGCAGCCCGGCAATGGCGAACAATAATCAGCCCGACATCCGAGTACGACTGAGCGCCGAAGGCGTGCAGGATGTAGTTAACGCCTTCCAGAAGATCAGCGATGAAGCGCAGAAGAAAGGAAAGAGCGCGGCTGATGGCATCGGCCTGATCGGCCAGGCAGTGAAGCAATTGAACTCGATCCTTCCTGGGCTGACGGTTGCGGGCGCCGTAGCTGGCATGGTCGCGATCGGCAAGAGCGCCCTGGATAACGCTGAGTTTGTTGGACGCCTTTCTCAGAAGATCGGCACTTCAACGGAGACGCTTTCCGTGTTCGCGCTTGCGGCGAATGAAACGGGCGTGGAGCAAGAGGCGCTAGGCAAGGGACTTCAGAAACTAGCGCGCAACATGGATGACGCCGCGAAGGGCACGGCAAAGCCTCTCGATGCTTTCCAGCGACTAGGCATCTCCATGAAGGACATCAAGACGCTCGATCCTGGGCAGATGTTCATCGTGATCGCGAACAAGATGCAAAACGTGTCAAGCGCAACGGAGCGCGCGGCACTGATGCAAACGCTATTCAGCCGAAGCGGCGCTGAGTTAATCCCCGTGATGCAGAAGCTGGCGGGTGAAGGCTTCGATGCCGTGCAGGCGAAGGCAGAACGCCTGGGCCTTGTCATCGATAAAGACCTGGCGCAAGCAGCGATCCGCGCACAGGAAGATTTGCGCGACATGACGAACATGGCGAAGGGCATGGCTACGCAATTCCTTGCGGGCGCCGCGCCTGCTGTGGCCGATTCGATGGAAGAAATAGAAAAGGCCATCACGGATCACGGCGTCAACGGCATCCGCACGCTGGGCACCTGGGCTGGAAATGTAGTCAAGGTCATCACGGGAATCTTCGCCACGGTCGGCATCGTCGTTGGTACTTACTTCGGCGCATGGTACGAGGATCTCCGATCTAAGTTTGAGGCGCTTGTAATTATCGGCAAGGGCGCCGCGAACGCAGTAGTGCAGGCCGCGCACGGCGACTTCACCGCCGCTAAAAACACAATGTCCGGCGCACTGTCGCAAGGCGGCAACGCTGCCAGGGCTGGCGAAGCCGCACAAACGCAGATGACGAAAGACGCCCTGGCGAAGATCAAGGGCACGTGGAGCGATCTATTCAGCAGCAAGTCAACGCTGGGCCACGCTGACGGCGACAAGGGCGGCGGAACGGATGACGGCGGCAATCTGATGAAGATCGCCCAGGCGCGCCTTGCGTTCCTGAAGGCCCAGGCGGATCAAGAACTGGCGCTGGCGAAGCTGAGCAATTCCCTACAGGCTGCACAGAACGATCGTGATTATCGCGACGGCCTGATCTCCCTGGAAGATTACTACGCGAAAAAGCACGAACTATCTAACGCAGACTTCGCGGCTGATCTTCAGAACCTGGAGAAGAAACGCAAGTTAGCCGAGCAGGAACCCGCGCCTGATACAGCAGCGCAGATCAAAAAGAAGCAAGAGCTTGCCGCGATCGATGCGCAAATTCAGCAGCTAGTCGTAAAGCACGCTGGCGATAACAAGGCTCTCGATGACGCCCTGTTCGATGCGCAGAAAGCTAACCGCCTGGCGCTGATGTCGCTTGAAGGAAAGCTGATGGCAGCCGAAGGCGATCGCTTCGGCGCGATGCGTCAGAACCTTGAAGTTGAACTGCAAAAACTCGATGAGGAAATGCAGAAGCTGGGCATCGGCGTGGATGA